TTTACAATAATCAAAAAATACTGGTTTTATTTCTGTTTTAAAAACTGGTATAAAAGGTTTAAGAGGAAAAGGCATAAAATAAGGATTTATATAATCTTCTTCCCCAAAATCAAATGTTATTTTCATATTACCTCCTAAAAGGCAGAAGCACTCTGTACCTTAATCTTTAAATCTTCCATATCAACCAATTCATAATTCCATTTAGTCACAAACTGAGGCTCGATGCGGCAGATGCCCCTGTCCGCTTTAGCCCAAAGATAGATACCTTTCCATCTACCTCGTCTATTTTTATATACAGAAATTTTAATATCCGGCATAGGGATACCCATTTTCTGCACAATAGCCTGAAGACTATCTTTATCTTTTTGAGTTAATTCGAGCATAATCATACCAACATCAATCTTATCTGCTATAGATTTTGCTCCACGAAGCAGATTCTGGTCTGGTGTTTCAGACTCTACATAATCCGCATTTAATTGCGTTGCGGTAAGGATAAATACCCCATACTGATTGCAAATATCTTTCAATCTAATTGAAATCATAAATAGAATATTATCTTCACGAAGGCGGACGCCGCCACTCCGCTTAGTAATCTCCTCAAGGATCTTCATGCTAGTATGGAGATAGTCAAGGAAGATATATTTTACATCATGCTCTCTAATATTTCTTTTAATCGTGTTTTCAATATCTTTTAAACTAAAGTCTGGTAAGTTCTCAAAATAAATAGGACTTTGTTTAAGAAGTTGCGCGGCTTTCTGCACACGCTCCCATTCACCAGCATAGTATTGTCCAGTCAAGATATGCTCCTCGTCCACTCCAGATAAGAAAGAAATCATCATGGTCTGGACTTCGGTTAAATCTTGCTCAGTGGCTATATACATAACAGGTTCTGCTTTACCTGTGGTTTCCCATTTCTTTGTATCATTATTAAACATCTGATCACAGCCGATATAACACACATCTGCGGCGATCGCTCTACTCTTACCTACACCGGTAGCAGCCGATCTTAGATAGAGTTTCTTAAGACGGGCCCCGCGCACGACTGTATTAACATATTTACCAAATAAAGGATATCCAATCTCTGGAGTTTCCTTTAAAGATTCCAGTAGGTCGTCAATTCCGGCGCCAGCCTGGGTTTCCGCAATTACTGCATTATCAAGACACTGCGCCTTTACTTCTACGATTCTATCATCAATGATATTAGCAATTTCTGCAAGGTTATGAGTGTCCAGCCACTCTTCTTGCTCTTGTTTCTTCTTTGTATCAAAAATATTATTCGGATCATATATCCAAGATAAATCCATTCCCGCAATTTTCTGATAAGTGCGGAAAAGGGTCATCTTCTTCATTCTATCAAAATAATAATCAAAAGTTGTAATCTTCGCATTTTCTGCTGCTTTTGTGATATATTCTGCGCCTTTGTTAGTTTGATAAATAGCCAACTTTTTAGGACGAGTTGACAGGTAATCATCAATAGCAGTTAGAGTAAGTTCTTTTGCACCCAGCTGCCGCAGATTAAACATAGCACCAAAAACTACTTTATGAAAATCATCTACAAAATCCTCTTCTGAAAAGAAATATTTATCTTCTGCATCAAGGATTTTTGGATTATTAAAAACATTTCCTATTACATTTGTAATAGCAGCAATATCAATATAATTGCTCATTAGTTTACCCCTTCTTCATCATCATTTAGAAATTTAAAAAATCTTCTTTTAATCGGTCTTTCTGGCGGTTTTATAGTTATCTCTCTTGTTTTAGATGTAATTTCTACTATATCTTTATTCTCATTTTTACTTTGAGCAACAAATAAATCATAATAATAGTTATAAGCATTTTGATAAGCAAAAGGAACAATGCCAATTCCTCCATTAGATTTTTCGGGGGAATTACCTTTTATTTCATAAAACCAAACTAAAGATTTTAATATACCAGATAAAGTATAATTATATTCTTTTTGAAAATCTTTAATTTGTTTATTAATAAGTACCCAATTTGCTTTATCGCCATATAACTTTTTGATATAATCTTTTAAAGCTGTTAAATCTTTATCTTCGACTTTTACTTCCATAGGGATAAAGTCTTTATTGTCTGGCTCACAAGTTGCATGAGAATATCTGCGGGCGCCGTGTTTGACGGCTTGAACTAGGTTTGTATCGAATGTTTCTCCGCATATGGCGCACTTAACATTATGCTTTGCCATCTTTACTTAGCTCCTTTCCGCACCAAGGACAATATCTAATACCAAAAAGAGTACAATCTGGATCTATAAAATAGTCTGCCCGAGGATCATTTGGATTCCTCGTATCCAGATACCATTCTCCTGTTAAGGGGTAATACCAACATTTTTTGTGTTTACAAATTTTTTTCATATATTTTACCCTCATTTTATCTTCTATACATATATTATATCATATTTTTTTAAAAAAGTAAAGCGGAAGATCCTAAAGACCTTCCGCTTGGGCAAAACTGATTAATTATCCCTTAACCGCTTCTCTTAAATCAGAAACAATTAAGTCAAGAGCCTCAACCTGGTCGAGAGTCACATCACGGACTTTCTTTCCCTTACCAAGATATCTCTCAATAATTTGAGTAATTCTAGGCTGCCAATACTCTCTAAACTTAACGCCATCTTCTGTCTCTCCTGCGGCATCACTGGAGCCGGGGATGTTGGCGATAATCTCTCCAAATTCTTTCATTAATTCATCAAAATCAAGAGTAGAAGTAGTATCAACATGAACATTCTCTCTCTTGTCAGTAAATAATTCAGTACCATCTTCCGCCATCTGCTTATCAAGAGCATCACCAATGGCTTTTACTAAATTATCATAACTTAAATCAATATAATCAGGTGTATATTTAAAGCGGGAACCGGCCTCATAGCGGGAAGTACCACGCATAAACATAACTACTTTTTCATTACCTGCATCATCAGACACAGATCTGGTGTAACCAATGATGTCACACATTCTTGCAAGAACATTGTTTGCTCTCTTATCAAGGGTAGGAACAATCTTGTTATACTGCTTCCCGCTCTCGTCTGTGAAGGTCTTATCTGTTTCATGGGAAATCACAACAAGGCCATATCCCATCTGAACAATCTGACGAAGGCACTCATCAAACTCCTTCTCTACAAGACCATATCCTTTACCATATCCGATGTCCGCAATAGTATCAACATTATTATTAGCGCAAATATACTTGCTACAATAATCATAAGCAATATCTGCGGTATCCACAATAATGGTCTCAAACATAGCCTTAGCCTTCTCATCCTTCAACTGACGAAGAACCTGTCTAAATTCAGACCAGCTATTAATAGGCTGTGCCATAGCGCCGGGAATTGCAGAATAACCTTTCTCGAATGCTAGCAGAAAGTGCTTGGGGAATTTAACTGCGGTTGTCGTCTTACCGGTCTTCCAACCACCATATAGGAATACAGAGTAGCCTCTCATGTCACGACTGACCTGGTGTGGTGTTACACTAAAAATATCAATAGAACCCATTTTTTAATCTCCTTCTAAAAATCGAATTAAAAATTTTCAAAACCACTTTTTGTTTCTGCGTTTCGGTCATTTACCGCCCAGCAGATCAGTATATCACTTAGCTGAATAAAAAAAGTAAAAATGTAGAGGGGTTATTCACCCCTCTACCAGGTCTATTCAGTTATTTATTAGAAATTAAAACCACCCTGCTTTGCGGGAGCAGCTGCTGCAGTTGTTGCAGTGCCGCTTGCCTTAGAAGCCTGATACTCGTCATTCTTTCTCTTGACTTCTGCCAGATAAACCTCTCTGTCAGCAATAGCCTTTTTCAGCTCGTCTGCGGTGATACCATTGTCGCTATCACCAAGCTCATAAGTCTCACCAGGCTTATTAGTACCAGTGACAACCCACTCACGAACGGTTCTAGTATATTCCTTCACAGAAGGCTCACCAAATGCGGACTCCTGCTCTCTACGAGTAACAATGGTCTCACTATTAATTACACCCCAAACCTTGGTGAATACCATATTATCCTTGCTTGCTTCAAGAGAAGTAAAGTAATCAATACCACCCTTGTGGTGGACAATAAACTCAACAGGAAGAATAGACTTGCGGAAATCAAAAATTGCACCCTTTACAATCAGGTAATCTTCCTTAATATTTCTCTCCTCGTCTGCTTCTACAAGACGAGTACCATTAATTAGCATATCGCACTCAAAAATGCTACGCTCGCTTTCATCTGCATCCAGCTTAGAAACGATGTTTACAAAGCTACCATTGTTCTCTTTTGCAGAGACAAGAACCTCATTACCATCTCTCTGGGTATAGAAATCATTAATGCCGATAGAAGCATCAACACTTACCATTGTTGCCTCATCCTTGCCATCTGCAAGAACAGTCTTTCCAGATTCGATAATCTTCTTCAGAATACCAAATGTGTTATTAGTCTTGCCATTCTTATAAGTAGGCTGAACAAAAGTGAATCTAACCGTTACAATATTCAGACAATCATCATCGGTAGCAATATCCATAGAACCACCAATGAACTCCTGACCAAAATGCTCAGACTCAGAATTCTGAACTGTCTTAATAGTCAGCTTACTAGCATCATAAATTCTTCCAGAAATCTTCTCTTTGTTAATTGTTTTTCTCATTTTAATTTTCCTTCCTTTGTTAAATTTTCTTCATATTTATTATATTTACGACTATATAATAATTATATCAAAAATTTTTATATTTTTCAACCCTCTTCTGCATCAGGGTTAATTTCAGTGCCGATAGTAGTTAGGGAATAGACCACCGGATTCTCGGCAACCTTCTCCGCAAAACCATCGTTGACCAGTTTTCTCATAGCACCAGAAGCAGTGCGGGAACTGATACCAAGACCTTCACCAATCTCTTTTGCCTTAAAGAGGTTGTTAAATGCTTCCTTATTCTCTTGCATATATTTCAATACAAGTTTTCCATTCTCTGTAAACTTAGGCTTAGAACTATCTTCGCTCATCTGAAGTCCGTTCCAGAAGTCAAGTGCATCTGCAGAGAACCAATCCTCAACTGCATTTCCTGTTTTCTCAATCGCTCTTTTTACTTCATTAATAAAACACTCTTTCTTAGTCATTTTAATCTCCATTCTTAAAAATTAAAATCATTTTACTTTACATATATATTATATCATATTTTTTATTAATTGTCAAAAACGATTAATTCTTGGGCATATGGCAGTGTTTCCAGGAATTCGCAAAAAGTTCTCCACTCCGAGAGCTTGTGATCCTTGCGCCAATGATAGATGTTTCTTAAGACTGCGTAGTCTGCAGTCCAGGTCCTCGTTTGAAGCCATGATTCCGGAAGCCAACGAATCAACTCTTTCCAATAACGTATATCTTTTGTTTCAAGATACTTCTGACGAAGTTTTTCAAGAGCATCTATGAATACTCCCGCTCTATCATTTATTGTTATTATAAAAGTAGGATTATTATCATCTTCTTCAATAATTAATCCATTATTAAAGTCATCCATTTCAAAACAAGCAGGAGTAATTGGTGTACTTGCGAGTTTATGCATGGTAGAAGTAGAGTTAGCTGTAGTTCCTACTTTGTAGGTATCCATTTCCTTCCACCAATACAGTGGAGCTGTAATGTCGATACTGACGAATATCTGGCGAAGGAATTTATCATTAGGACTTCCCGCTTTTATCATTCTCTGAGCAAGGTCAAGGTCGTTCGGTCCAATTCCGAGAAACATAGCTTTATCACTGTCTATTTTAATAGCCTGGTTCCCGCAAAGATGTTCATTCGTTGGAGTATCTTCATACCAACGAGTATCACCTTTAGCATAACTTTCCATTGGGTGTCTCAATCCGTGAAATGCGTTCTCCCAATTACCTGTCCAAACTCTATCAAATTTCATTATTGTTCACTCCCAAGAATATGATCAATGATACCTTTCTCTAACGCTTCTTCTGCGTCATACCAGACATCATCTTTACGGATTTCTTTATATTCTTCTTCTGTAATTTTTGTATTTTCAATTACAATATTTTGTAACTGTTTTAACTGCTTTTTATAGAAAGCAGAATAATTTTCAAACTGACCTGCAGTGCCCTCGTTTGAGGTTGCTCCTTCGTGGAACAAGAAAGACGAGTGTGGATAAGAGAATCTCTTATGTCCATTGATAAGAACGAAGAACCCGCCGGAGTATGCAACTCCATTACAAATTGTCCATACAGGAGTCTTTGATAACTTAATACTATCAATAATAGTAAAAGTATCATTCAGGCTTCCGCCATAAGAATCAATATAGATTTTGATTGGCATACGCTCTTCTACCGGGATATTATGATCGTTATCCCATCTATTCCAAAAACGAATATAAGCATCAACAGAACTACCAATACCATATTCAATAGAATCAAGAAAGACTTCTCTGTCAATAGCACCACTCAGATTAACCAAATCACCAAAGTCTTTCATATCATTTTGAAGATTTTTATTTAATACTGAGGTTAATTCATCTAAATCAAATGTAATAATATCGTTATCACAAGAGGAATTACAACAATGTTCACAAGACATATAATTTCTCTCCTTTATTTTTTATTTATCCCTTTATTGCTATTAAATCCTAG